ATGCAACAGCGTAAAAAGCGTGCGCCGCTTTCTGGCAAATTACCACTGGTTTCGCCAAAAAGGCTACGGCAGGCGCGCCGCCTGGTATTGGGCCGCGCGCGTATTGCCGTGAAAATGTTCTTTCAAAACCAATGGAGAAAACATCATGAAAGCCATTAATGAAGAGTGCGAGCAGCGCTTGCGGGAAATCATGCACGGAGCGGAAAAACCGGAAACCGTCAAAAAGCTGATTCAACAAAATGAATTGCTTGCAATAGAGGCAATGCATGCGGCAAGCCGCGATCTGTCGTGGGTAAACACGCCTTCGCTTGGAATGTGCCGGGAAACATGTCCCATTCCACGACACGAAATCCCAGGCCATGAATGGGCCGTGGAAGAAAATATCGCGCTGGAGATATTGGCCGCGCAGGCGCAAGAGTGGCGCATGGATTTACGCAACCTCATAGCGCAGGTCATGCGCCTTTGCTTCATTGAAGACAGATTCCCGGCGCTCACCAGAAAACCGGGAAACGAAACCCACACGGAGCGAATCAGGCGCCTTCTTCAGGCAATAAGCGATGCGCAAAAATTTTCCGCGCCCGCTCAAACAGATACAACAAGTTTCCGGCATCGTCACCAGATGATGCCGACGCGCGAAGGCTGGAAATTTTTGCCAGCAATCCGTGATACGCCTGTTGCTGCTGACCCTGTGGCAACTGGCTGATTGCCTCATCCAGAAGCATCGCAAAGATTTTCAAATCCGCGCGCATGAGCGCAAGTTCTTTCTCGGTATTTCTCTCTTTCATGTCCGCCCCTTTTGTGGCAATGGTGTTTGTGGAGACTCCATTGTGTCACATGTCACGCGCCACGGAAGGGGCGGGCACCCACGCCATAACCCATGCAAATTACCATGCAAACCCTCATAAGCCAAACCCGGCAAGAATGGCTGGCGCAGCGCAGGCGCGGCATTGGCGGCAGCGATGCCGCTTGCGTGCTTGGCCTCTCGCCGTGGAAAACCCCATACGCCCTGTGGCTGGAAAAAACCGGCCAAAGCGCGGATGACGATGCCGACAGCGCCGCCATGCTATGGGGCCGCACATTGGAGCCGGTGATTCGCGCCCACTACTGCGCGCAAACCGGGCGAACCGTGCAAACGCCGCAGTGCATCATCGCGCATCCTGATTACCCGTGGATGCTCGCCAATGTCGATGGCCTCACCGACTGCGGCAAAGTGCTAGAAATCAAAACCGCGCGCTTTGCCGACGATTGGGGCGAAGCAGGCAGCGACGAAGTGCCCGATGCCTACGCCCTGCAAGTACAGCACTACATGGCCGTTACCGGGCGCGCCGCCGCCGACATTGCCGTCCTCATCGGCGGCAGCGACTTTCGCATCTATCACGTGCCGGAGAACAGGGAACTGCAAAGCAACCTGATGGAAGCCGAAGCCGCCTTCTGGCAATTGGTACAAAGCAAAACACCGCCCGCGCCCACCACCTTCGCCGAAGCGCAACAGCGCTGGCTGGCGGAAAAAGGCGCAACCAGCAAAAGCGCGGCGGCGGGCGATGACATCCTGCCCATAGTGCGCGAACTGCGCCAACTGCGCCATGAAATAAAGGACGGCGAAGTGCGCAAAGCGCAATACGAACTGCAAATCATCGAATACATGCACAACATCGGCTGCGACACCCTGCTGGACGAAACCGGCAGGGCCATTTGCACCAACAAACCGATAAAAGGCGCGCGCCGCTTCAATGCCAAAGCCTTTGCCGTAGAACATGCCAAGCTGTACGCGCAATACCTCCATGAAGCCGCGCCGTACATGCGCTTCGCCTTCAAAAACTGAACACCGGAAAAGGAAAACACACCATGAACAACATCGTCAATCCCTTTGCCGCAGGCGGCGCAGACGGCTCGGGAAGTGCCCCGGCGCTGGCAGCAGGGGCCATGCAAGAAGTGCTGGCCAGCCGCGAAATGGCCGAAGTGCAAATTGCCATGGCCGCGGCCAAAAAATACCCGCGCGACGTGCGCGCCGCCGTTGACCGCATCTTGAACGCCTGCACCCGCGCCGGGCTTGCCGAAAGCGCGCTATACAGCTACGCGCGCGGCGGCACCCCGATAACAGGCCCCAGCATCCGCCTGCTCGAAGCCATCGCGCAGCAATGGGGCAACATGCAGTTTGGCGTGCGCGAACTGGAAAGAAACGGCCACATCTCCACCGCCGAAGCCTACGCCTGGGACATGGAAAGCAACGTACGCGCCTGCAAAATCTTTCAGGTCTCGCACGTGCGCAACACCAAGCGCGGCAGCTACAAACTCGAAGAAGAGCGCGACATCTACGAGAACATCGCCAACCACGGCGCGCGGCGCAAACGCGCCTGCCTCATAGAAAGCATCCCCGGCGACGTACTCGAACTTGCCGTGCGCCAGTGCGAGGTGACGCTGCAAACCAGCGCTGATACCAGCGCCGAAGGCATCAAAAAAATGCTCGCCGCCTTTGCCGGGTTTGGCGTGAGCCGCGAGCAGATAGAAAAACGCATCCAGTGCCGCATTGATGCCATGCGCCCGGCGCAAATGGCCACCCTGAAAAAAATCTACACCAGCTTGCGCGATGGCGTAAGCGCCGTGTCCGACTGGTTTGAGGTCGAAGCCGCGCCAGGGGCCAGCGCGAGCGCCGTGGAAAGCCTGCTGGAAAAAACCCGCCGCGCCAAAGCGCGCATTGCCCAAAGCACACAGCCGCAAATGCCGCCCGAAATACTGCCGCAAATGCCGCCCGAAATGCAACACGAAGGCGGCGGCGCAAATGCTGCTGCCCATGACGGCGGCGCGCCCGCGCAAGGGGAGGCCGCGCAATGAGCAGCGTCAACAAAGTCATCCTGATAGGCAGGCTCGGGCGCGCGCCGGAGGTCAAGAAATTCGACAACGGCGGCATCCTCGCCAACTTGGCCCTGGCCACCTCGGAGAAGTGGCGCGACAGGCAAAGCGGCGAAATGCAGGAAAAAACCGAATGGCACCGCCTTGTCATGCGCGAGCGCCTTGCCGAAATCGCGCAGCAATACCTGCAAAAAGGCAGCCTGATATACGTCGAAGGCAAACTGCAAACGCGCAAATGGCAGGCGCAAGACGGCAGCGACCGCTACAGCACGGAAATATCCGTCTGGCAAATGCAAATGCTGCAAACCAAAGCGCAAGACGCGCCGCAACCGCAGGCCAGCACGGGCAGTCTGGAAGACAACTCCTACCTGCGAGCGCGCGAAGGGCGCGCGCCAGCGCCCAAACCCGCCGCGCCCTTGGGCAATGGCGGCGGGTTTGACGACATGGAAGACGATATCCCTTTTGATTGAAGGCACCAAACCATGAGTACCAAAGAAATTTGGCGTTTGGTGCCTTCCGTCCCCGGCATTTTGGCATCCTCCCTTGGCCGCTTGATGGTCATTCCCCACGAAGCAGCCCTGCACAGGGGCGGCACGCGCCAGTACGGCGGGGAGGCTACATACGGCCAATGGGATGGCGTGAGATTTATTTATCCCCGAAAAGGTAAAACCTACAAAGTATCTCGCTTGATATGCGAGGCATTCCACGGCGTTGCCCCATGCGGGAAAGCGGTTTGCATGCATCTTGATGAAAATTCAAGAAACAATAAACCGGAAAACCTCGCCTGGGGAACACAAAAGGAAAATCTGAATGCCACGGGATTTATTGCGTATTGCAAAAACAGAACCGGAGAGCGTAACCCGTACATCAAAAGCAAGAAGAATTTTAATCAACGCAAGGAATAGCCATGACCGGCAACTACACCGACTTTCTGCGCGCCAAAATCAAGATGGCCAATTACACGGGCGTTACGGTCGCGCAAGACACACTGCACCCGATATTGTTCCCGCACCAGCGGGACATCGTGCAATGGGCCGTGCAAGGCGGCAACCGCGCCATATTTGCGAGTTTTGGCCTCGGCAAATCGCTGATGCAGTGCGAATGGATGCGCCAAATGCTGGCACACCACGAGGGAAATGGCCTCATCGTCTGCCCGCTGGGCGTGCGCCACGAACTCATCCGCGATGCCGCCCTGTTGGGAATGGAATTGCACTTCATCCGCCGCAACAGCGAAATCACCGACGGCCAGCGCCACTACATCACCAACTACGAATCCATCCGCGAAGGCAAAATTGACCCCGGCCTGTTCACCTGCGCAAGCCTGGATGAAGCCTCGGTACTGCGCAGCTTTGGCAGCAAAACCTATCAAGAGTTTTTGCCCCAATTCGCGCGCGTCAAATTTAAACTGGTCAACACCGCCACACCCAGCCCGAACCGCTACAAGGAACTCATCCATTACGCCGGTTTTTTGGGCGTTATGGACACCGGCCAGGCGCTTACCCGCTTCTTCAAGCGCGACTCCACCAAAGCCAACCAGCTCACCCTGCATCCGCACAAAGTGCAAGAATTTTGGTTATGGGTAGCAAGCTGGGCCGCATTCATACAAACCCCGTCGGACTTCGGCCACAGTGACGCGGGCTACGTCCTGCCCGAACTCGACGTGCGCTTTCACGAAATCCCCTCCGACTACCAAAAAGCCGGAACCGACAAATACGGCCAGGGCCTGTTGATAAACGACATCGCCCTGGGCCTCTCGGCTGCCAGCACGGAAAAGCGCGAAAGCCTCGCCGCGCGCGTTGCCAAGGTCAAAGAGATTATTGATGACAGCCCCGAAGACCACTTCATCATCTGGCACGATCTGGAAAGCGAGCGCCACGCCATACAAAAAGCCATCCCCGAAGCCGTCAGCGTCTGGGGCAGCCAAGACCTTGAAGAGCGCGAAACCCGCATTGTCGATTTTGGCAACGGGGCCTACCGCATCCTGTCCACCAAACCCATTATTGCCGGTTCCGGCTGCAACTTCCAGCGCCATTGCCACCGCGCCATATTTGCCGGTATCGGATTCAAGTTCAACGACTTCATACAAGCCGTCCACCGCATCCAGCGTTTCCAGCAAACCCACACTTGCCGCATCGACATCATTTACTCTGAAGCCGAACAAATGGTATTGAAAACCCTGCTGCAAAAATGGGAAAACCACAAACACATGTGCAACAACATGACAGAAATCATCCGAAAATATGGCCTGAACCAGCTTGCCATGCAAGAGGCCCTCGCGCGCCACATCGGCGTTAATCGCATCGAATCCAGAGGCGAGCTATATTGCGTTGCCAACAATGATTGCGTGGAAGAGGCCAAACTGCAACCCGACAACCACGTCGATTTGATAGTCACCTCCATCCCCTTCGCCAATCATTACGAATACAGCCCGAATTACAATGACTTTGGCCACACCGATGATAACGACCACTTCTGGGCGCAAATGGACTACCTCACCCCGCAGCTATTGCGCATATTAAAACCCGGCAGAATCTACGCCTGCCACACCAAAGACCGCATCCTGTTTGGCAACGTCACCGGCGCGGGCGCGCCCACCGTCTCGCCCTTTCATTGCGAAGCCATCATGCACGGGCGCAAACACGGCTTTGATTACATGGGCATGATCACCGTGGTCACGGACGTGGTATCCGAAAACAACCAGACCTACCGCCTGTCATGGACGGAGCAATGCAAGGACGGCACCAAAATGGGCGCCGGTTCGCCCGAATATATTTTGCTGTTTCGCAAACCGCAAACCGACCGCACGCGCGGCTATGCGGATGTGCCCGTCGTCAAAAGCAAAGCCGAATACACCCGCGCGCGCTGGCAGGTGGATGCACACGCCTTCTGGCGCGACAGCGGCAACCGGCTATTGACTGCCGCCGAACTGGCGCAGCTTGGCCCGAGAAAACTCGCCAAACTCTACACCCAATACAGCCTGCAAACCATATACGACTATGAACACCACGTCAAAATAGGCGAAGAACTCGACCTGCGCGGCGTGCTGCCCGCCCGCTTCATGTCACTGGCCCCCGGCAGCCATCACCCCGATGTCTGGCATGACGTGATGCGCATGCAAACCCTCAATAGCGAGCAATCGCGCAAGAACGTGGAAAACCATCTGTGTCCGCTCCAATTTGATATCGTTGACCGGCTGATAAACCGCTACAGCAACAAGGGCGAGCTGGTATACGACCCGTTTTGCGGCCTGGGCACCGTACCCTACCGCGCCATCAAAATGGGGCGCAGGGGGCAGGGCAGCGAACTCAATCCGCAATATTTTTTTGACTCGCTGCACTACCTTAAATCCGCCGAAATGCAAGCCAACATGCCGGGCTTGTTTGATGCCCTCGAAAGCGAGGCAATGGAGCAGGCAGCATAAACCCCAACCGCCGCCCGTCCGGATTGGCGGGCTTTTTTTCAAAGGAAAAATCTTATGTATTACCGCAAAAAACCCGTTGTTGTGCGGGCATTTCAGCTTGAAGCATGCGAATTCAAGGCTTTGCCCGGCTGGATAAGACAGCATTCCCGCCTTCGCTACACGGAAAATGACCAGAACATGGTTACAGAAATCTATATTGACACACTGGAAGGCAGCATGTGCGCCGAAATTGGTGACTGGATAATCCAGGGCATAAAAGGCGAACTCTACCCCTGCAAGCCGGACATATTCGCCGCCACATACGAGAAAGTGGATGTGGCAGACGGCGAAGCCGCAAACGCCAGCGAAACAAAGGAGTAAATCTGATGAAACTAAATCCGCCTGAAACCGCACCGAAGGATGAGTTCATTCTGGCATCATTCAAGCAATTAAAGCGCATTCTTTATCCTTCAATATGGAATGAACGCCTCAAAGAATGGGAAATCCTCTCATTGGATCCGCTGCCTGAAGAATATAGGAGAACATATAGCAAGATTGATGTGGATGACCGGCAGGAAGAAGATTTGCACGGCTGGCTTCCCC